GGCGCTGGCGGCGGCGCGCGCCGGCCCGAAAAATCTTCGGCTGGGGACTGGGACGAGCTAACCGCCCTGCTCTGGGAGGCCGCTCGGGGGGGCAATGTGCCGGCCATGCGGATCCTCAGGGACGAGATGAAGGGGGCAGATGCTCACCCAGAACCCACCTCGCACATCGACGAACTCGCGCAGCGCCGTCAAGGCGCTACTAGCTAGCTTTAGGGACTTCTGCTCAGAGCTCAAGGTCGAGGATGGCAGCCCGTTCACGCTCCACGACTACCAGCAGACCATCGTCAGGGATTACTTCGACGGGGTTACCGAACTCATCATCATCATCCCGAAGAAGAACGGGAAGACCACTCTCCTAGCAGCCCTGGCCCTGTACCACCTGCTAGTCACCCCGAACGCCGAATGCATCATGGTGGCCGCCTCGAGGGAGCAGGCAGAGATCATCCTGCGCCAATGCCGCATGTTCATCCGCCAATCGCCCTCTTTGCAGCGGGTTATGCGGGTGCAGATGCGCTCGATCCTTTCGTCGCTGGATGAGGGCCGAATCCGGGTGCTGGCGTCGGACGAGGACACGGCGGACGGCACGATCCCGACGTTGGCAATCGTGGACGAACTCCACCGCCACAAGACCGCTGACCTGTACGGGGTGCTCCGAGATGGCCTAACGCCCCGTAATGGGCAGATCATCACCATATCGACGGCTGGTGCTACCTTTGACTCGCCGCTCGGGCGGATGAGGCAGAAGGCCCATGAGACACCGGGCCTCAAGCGCGAGGGCACGCACAACTACCTACGCACTCCAACCCGGGCTTTCCATGAGTGGTGCCTACGGCCAGAGGACGACACGGCGGATATGGGGGTCGTGAAGACCGCGAACCCCGCTCCGTGGCAGACGCAGGACGCTTTGAGGGAGCGTTACGAGTCTGAAGAGGAAACACCGTGGCAGTTCCTCCGATTCGCCTGCGGAATCTGGACCGAGGGCGAAGAGCCGTGGATCGACCCGCCGACCTGGGATGCGCTGCCTGAGGGCAAGCCTGAACCGGGGAGCAACGTCTGGCTGGGCGTGGACATCGGGAACATCGGTGAGCCCTCCGCAATCGTGATCGTGGGCCGGCAAGACGGCCATTTCCTCGCTGAAGCACGGATATTGACCGACCCAGACCTCGAAGCGGTGGAGGATGAGATACGTGCCATCCGCAAGGACTACCGGGTGGCGTCATGCACCTTCGATCCCCGGATGTTCCCCCGTTCCGCTGAGATGCTTGAGAAGGAAGGTCTGCTCATGTTGGAGTTCCCGCAGACCGCTGAACGCATGGGTAAGGCTTCTGCCACCCTTTGGAGGCTGATCGAGCGCCAGGAACTGCACTATCCGCACGCTGACAAGGCGTTCCGTGCCCACGTCCTAGCCGGCGTGGTCAAGGAAGACCAGCGCGGTTGGCGGCTAGCCAAAGACCCACGCACCCGTCGCCCCGTCGCTGCCCTCGTCGCACTAGCGATGGGTGTTCAGTCTGCCGCTGATGGTGCCGCCACGAACTTCTGGGCGCTCTGATGGGGCTGTTCAGACGGAAGAAGGCTGATACAGCCGAGAAACGTGAGATGTTCGTGCCGGGGTGGGAGCTCCCCCAGCGGACGCCCTATTGGAGTACCGCTGGCCCCTACGTGGACGTGTCGAGCACGCTCGGACTGTCCACAGCCGGTGCGGCTATCAAGATGATCTCCGAGACCATCGGCATGATGCCGCTGAAGGTCTACCGGGGTGAGAAGCCCGAACAGGACGAAGCACGGGATTCCTGGCAGTGGTTCCGCCTGAAAGAGGCCCCGAACGACGAACAGTCCGCATATGACTTCTGGCAGGACGCCGCAGGCTCCATCGAGACGACTGGTAACGCCTTCATCTGGAAGGCGGTTGCCCGTCGCCCCGTGCGAGATGAGGGGGACATCCAACTCATCCTGATCGATCCCGCGATGGTGCTGGTGAAACGGGACGAGAATGGCCGCAAGTATTACGAGATTCGTCGAAGGGGGCAGTCCGAGCGGGTTCCAGTAAGCCAGATGCTCCATATCAGGGGCTGGACAGTCACCCCTGGCGCCGATCTCGGTGTGTCGCCCATCACGCTGCACCGGGAGACCATCGGCGCAGCACTAGCCGCCAGGGATTACCAGTCACGGTTCTATTCGAACGGGACAGCACTACCGGGGTTCATCACAGTCCCCGGACCCGCCAACCAGAAAGACCTCGACCGTTTCGCTGCTGAGTGGGACGAGCGCCACGGAGGGCTGCACAACGCCCACCGCCCAGGCATGTTGGGCAATGGTGCGGGGTGGATACCCACCGGATTGTCGATGCGCGACGCGCAGTACATCGAAAGCCAGCGGTTCTCCGCTGAAGAGGTCTGTCGTATCTGCCGGCTGACCCCAGGCATGTTGGGGATCGCCCCTGGTGGTGGCGGTGGTCTAGTCGTGTCAGCAGACCAGGACTTCCAGCGGTTCCTTCAGGCCGACCTGGGACCACGACTGCGACGTATCGAGATGGCGGTGCAGCGCGATGCAGACCTGTTTCCTTCGACCAGCGACCTGTTTCCAGAGTTCCTGACCGCTGCGGTACTGAAACCATCCATGACGACACGCTTCGCGGCCTACAAGGATGCTCGCCAGGGTGGGTGGGCCACACCGAACGAGATTCGTGCCAACGAGAACCTGCCTCCGATAGAGGGCGGGGACGAACTACTACAGACTCCGGTAGGCGGGGCACCGAACCTCGTCACGGCACAGGGAGAATCGAATGACTGAACAAGAGAATCAGCCCGACCGTGAGGTCCGTCTTGTCGGCCTGAGCGACATGGAGATTAGGGCAACGGGTAAGGCTACCAACGCCTTCATCCTCCGGGGTTATGCCGCCGTCTACGACCAGACCTCACACGATCTAGGCGGGTTCCGTGAACGCATTGCACCCGGCGCCTTCGATGATGTCCTAGCCACCGAGCCCGATGTTCACCTGACCTGGGACCACGACACGCGATATGTGGCTGCCAGGACGAAGAACGGCACCCTTCATCTGTCCTCGGACGGCACCGGGCTGCTCATCGACGCCCAGGTAGGTAACTACACGTGGGCCAAAGACCTTCGCACCGCCTTAGAGCGGGGCGATATTAACCAAGGGTCGTTCGCATTCAACGTAGCCCCCGACGGCGATGACTTCGCCGCAGACGACGACGGCAACGTGATGCGAACCATCAGAACCATCGGGGGGCTCTACGACGTGACTGTCACGGCGCAGGGTGCCTACCCCCAAACAAGCATGGCCGCCATGCGATCACTCGCTGAGGCCATAGGTCGTCCACCTGAACAGGTGGGGGCCGCGCTGGTCGCTCCGCAAGAGGGCCAGGGAGAAGAGACAGAGCCACGCTCTGTCGAAGATGACGAGGAATTCGCTATGTGGCATGCGGCTATGGAGAAGAAGGCCGCTGCCTATCGCGCCTCCCTCGCCAAGGTAGAAGAAAGGCTAGGGAAACTCCATGAGCGGAATCAAGACGCTTGAGGAGCTTCAGGCCGATCTCGCTGATGCCCAGTTAGCGTTCGAACGGCACAATGCTGCCCTCCAGCAGCTTGGGCCGGACTCGAACAAGGAGACGCGGGAAGACCTGGAATCCAAGTTTTCAGAGAAGGAGGCTGAGGTAGCGAAACTGGCCGGGGATATCGCCCGGATCGAGCGCATGAACAAGGCGCTCAACGATGTTCCGCGTGCCGAGGTCAAGGTTGGGGAAGAGCCCCGCACATACGCCAAGGGCGTTCGAGAGGCCGATGGAACCTTCAGAAGCTTCTTCAGGGACACCTTCCTCAAGCAGATGGGCGATGTCAGTGCCGAGACGCGGCTTACCCGACACTCTCGGGAGATGGCATCTGAGCAGCGTGGTGCGATCACCACCAGCACAGGTGGCCCCGGTCTCGTCCCGCCGCAGTACCTGCTCGACGAGCTCGCAGCGTTCGCTCGGTCGTCTCGGCCCTTTGCCGACGCGCTCGGGCCGCGTGCGCTCCCTGAGACGGGTATGACGTTCAACGTGCCTCGAGTTACCACGGGTACGGTGACGGCGGTGCAGGCTACTGAAACAACGACGATCCAGGATGGTTCGGCAGTCACCGACTACCTGGCGTTCACGGTGAATACCGTTGCTGGTAAGCAGATCGTGTCCAGGCAGTTGCTGGAGCGTTCTGACCCCGCTACGGACACCGTCATCGGCCAGGATCTCTCGGCGGACTATGCGAAGCAGCTGGACACACAGTTGCTCACACAGGCCACGAACGGGATCACGGTTCTGTCGGGCACCAACGCCATCACCTACACGCAGGCAACACCGACGGCTGCGACCCTGTATCCGAAGATCGCGGACGCCGTGCAGCAGATCTGGACCAACCGCTTCGCGGCTCCAAGCCTCATCGTGATGGCTCCCCGACGCTGGGGATCCCTTCTCGGTGCCGTGGATACGTCAGGGCGTCCGCTGGTTGTGCCGGATGCACCGGCGGCCCAGAGCGCCTGGAACGCCATGTCCATCGGTGACGGAACGGTCCCGGCGGGCCTGGTCGGATTGATCCAGGGCCTCCCCGTCGTTGTTGATGCGAACATCCCGGTGAACCTTGGCGTGTCGACCGACCAGGACACGATCATCGTGACCCGCAGGGAAGACCAGCTTCTGTTCGAGGTTGGGGCTCCTACGGTTACGGTCGATCTGTCGTCCCTGTCGGACAACCTGAACGTGAAGATCTACGCCTATGGCTACTTCGCGTTCACGTTCGCTCGGTACGTGAAGGGCACATCGATCATCAGTGGTACTGGACTCAAGACTCCGACCTTCTAGGTTGGATAACGGGGATACTCCTAAGGGGGAGGGGCTTCGGTCCCTCCCCATCCCCGGAAAGGAGAGAACGTGCCAGACGACGAAACGATCATCGCGGCGCTGCTGCGGGAACTCGCAGGGTATGAAGCGATGGGGGACGAGGTCAACGCGGACGGTGTCAGGGCCCAGCTGAAATGGAAGGGCTGGAAGCCGGCTGCGCCTGCCAAAAGGGCAGACACAAGGCCAGCATCGGCAACGGCCAAAGAAGAGCGCTGATCTCTGGTCTGACGCCAATAGGGCCTTCTATGTATCGGGTGTATGGAAGACGCTCAAAGATTCAGAGCGCCGGCGCATCTTCAAGTACCCCACCGACCTGTGGGTCTATGAAGAGATCATCCGTAAGACACAACCGGAGGTCATCGTTGAGACGGGCTCCGCAGAAGGCGGGTCAGCCTCATGGTTCTCTACCTTCGCCGGCGTAGTCAGCATCGACCTACGGATGCCGAAGAACCCTAGTCGGTGGGTGGAGTGGATCACCGGGGATAGCACGTCCCCCCGGGTGCTCGAGCGGGTCAGAGGGCTTGTGGATGGTCGGCAATGTCTCGTTAGCCTGGATTCGGACCACAACGCTGATCATGTCCTGGATGAGTTAGAGGCATATTCGCCCTTGATACCTCGGGGATGCTACCTGGTGGTTGAGGACACGGCCGTTGACGAATACGACCTAGAGCCAGACCTGTACCCCGAAGGGGGGCCAGGAGTAGCGGTACGGCGGTTCCTCGAACAGGACAAGCGGTTCGTCCCCGACCGCGACTGTGAACGGTTCAGGCTCGGGATGAATCCCGGCGGATGGCTAAGGAGGGTTGCTTGAGAGTCCTGGTGACGGGCGGTACGGGGTTCATCGGCAAGTACACCTGCGAAGCACTCAGGGAACGGGGACACGAACCGATCACCTTCGGTGTCACCAAGGAATGCGACGTCATGGGTGATATCAGGGACGCCACCGCTATCGACATCGCGGTGAGCACCTGTGAGGCCGTCATGCACCTAGCCGGCGTCCTGGGAACCCAGGAGACGGTGGACGACCCCCTCCCCGCCATAGAGACCAACATCCTCGGTGGCCTGAACGTCTTCAAGACCATCCGTCGCTATGAAGTCCCGGCAGTGAACATCGCAGCAGCGAACCACTGGATGTGGAACCCCTACTCAATCACCAAGAAGGCCGCTGAACGCTTCGCCCTGATGGCAAATAAGGAGTGGGGAACCCGGATAGCCCTCATTCGTGGCCTGAATGTCTATGGACCCCGGCAGAAGGCGTACCCCGTCCGCAAGATCATGCCGAACCTCATCCTCCCGGTGCTCGAGGGCCGGCCCATTGTCATCTACGGCGACGGCTTGCAGATCATGGACATGATCTGGGTTGAGGATGTGGCTGAGATTCTCGTTAGAGCTCTAGAGCGCGATCACGGCGTCTATGAATCGGTGATGGACGCCGGCACAGGTCGGCCTACGACGGTCAATGATCTCGCATGGGCGGTTATCAACATGATGGGTGAGGGAACCATCGAGCACGTTCCCATGCGCCCCGGCGAGGCAGAACACTCCATCGTCTTGGGTGATCCCAAGACCCTAGAACCCCTAGGCTGGCACCTAGACGACTTCCTACCGCTCGAAGACGGGCTCAAGCGCACCATCGAGTCCTACCGACCCGTTGCGGTTGGGCGTGCTGATTTCTGGTCGATTTGAACGTCGCAGTAGTCCCGGTGGCGTTCTTCACGGAAGAGCACGTTGATATGACCGTACGATTCCTGGACAAGCTCCACGACGAGGTAGACCGTATCGGGGTCTGGCACAACGGCGGCACGCTGGCTTACGGGGGCCGGCAGATGCTCGGCCTGTTCAAGGATCTGTACATCGTCGATGCCGAGGGCTGGTCGTTCTACGCGATGTGGAACGACGGGGCCCGCTGGGCCACCGATATCGACGCCGATATCATGCTCGTACTCAACAACGATATAACCTGGCCCCCCGGGTCTCTGAGGATGCTGGCTGACGCGCTGGCATCCACCCCGCCCAACGTCGCCGCAGCGAGTCCCGACACGGGGGCCACAGAGTTGAGACCCACCGCGATCCAGGATGTGATGCTGACCCCAACGTCCCAGGGAATCAATCCCTGGTGCTTCGCTATCCGCCCGCAGTTCTGGCAGCCAATAGACGAGCGCTACCACGTCTGGTTCGGGGACGACGAGTTTCAGAATGCGATTGCTGAGGCTGGTTACCGATGTATCCGGGTTGGGGGCGTGCCGGTATTCCATCCCCCCGGGGGCGATACGACGATGAGCCACCGCCCGGGTGTTGCTGCGTTGCGCCTAGAAGACCAGGCGCTGTACGCCAGCAAGTGGTCATGAAGATCTACGCTCTCTTGAACTGGTATGAAGAACCGCCGGAGTGGCTTGCGGCGGTGGTGGCCTCGCTCTCGAGACTGTGTGATGGCATCGTTGCAGCGGACGGGGCGTACTACCTGTTCCCCAACGCCCTTCGACAGCCGGTGAGTGGTGCGGTCCAGGCAACGACCATCATGGAAACGGCGCTATCGGTCGGGATGAGTTGCACCATCCACGTTCCCGATGGACCCTGGCTAGGCAACGAGGTCGAGAAGCTCAATGCGATCCTTCGCATTGCTCCGGGGATACCGATGGAAGATTGGTATTTCAGGATGGACGCCGATGAGCTCTTGACGACGGTGCCAGACGATGTGCGCGAGCAACTGGAGCAAACGGATAAGCACGTAGTGGATCTGCGGCTATGGGAGCGCATAGAAACGTTCGGTCAGACCCAACAATCCCCCATCAGGCGTCTGTACCGCGTGCTCCCCGGTATGAGCTTCGGGCCGGCTCACCACATCATCACCGGCTTCGTGGATGGAGAGCCGGTCGTTATCTCCGATCTCGAAAGGCCACGCACCCAGACCCCGGCACTCGATATGCCCGACCTACGGATGGAGCATCGCGGCCATATGCGGCCCAAAGCCCGACGCGATGATAAGGAATGGTATTACCGCAAACGCGAAGAGTTCGGCATAGAGCTTCCGGAGGTGTCCGATGGCGTATATAGCAGCGGCTGACTTCCGGGAACGCACGGTCAAGCCGTACTGCGCCAATCTGATCCTGGGCGAGACGGACGGGACAGATGCCTACCTAGACCTCGTGATCGCACAGGTGGTCACGCAGGTAGAGCTTGACCTAGCAGACGACTTCGAGCCCCCCGGGGGCGATGCAGACGAGGCCATCGACGTGGACGGCTGGGGCACGACCCGCCTTTACGCCCCTCGCCGCGTCCGTTCCTTGACGACGGTTCAGACCCGCCTGGCATGGCTGACCACCTACGTAACCGAAGCTAGTACCTCGTACCGCATCAAGAAGTCCCTGAACGCCGCCGGCACGGCGATGGTCGATGGCTCGACCTCTGACTGGCTCGACGCCCTATCGGGACTCAGTACCGGGGTATGGCCCTCGGGGGCCGGGACGGTCAAACTCACTGGCAAGTTCGGATGGGCTGCGGTGCCGGATGATATCAAGCGGCTGGTAGCCCTCAAGGTCTACGACCAAATCAAGGGCAACTCTGACCCACTCTCAAGGATCGTGCAGCGTCAGACCCTCGACGCCACCATCACCTACGGGCCATCTTCGGAGGTAACCGACATCTCGAACCGCTACCGCCGCTCGCCGGCCCTGGCCTACATCGGATGAGTGCAACCGTCATCTGGCGGCCCGAACCGTTCAACGCCCGCCTGATCGCCGCAGCACGCCCAGCAGCGGCAGAGGTAGTGCTGGCTGCCAGGGCGAAAGCGGCGGGAGCAAGCAAGCGCGTAGCCGGCTCGATCTTCATGTCAGGAACGGCAACCAACTTCATCATCGGTGCGCGGCATCCTCTCGGTGTCCTGTTCGAGGAAGGCGTCGGCCCGCACCTGATCGAGCCGAAGAAGAAGGTTCTGAAGATGGCTGACGGGGGATTCGTGACGGGTGGGGTGCAGCACCCCGGTATGGCCGCTAAACCGTTCCTGAAGCCCGTCCTGCCGCTGTGGGCCCCAGCCTATCGACGGGCAGCCTCAGGGGCCATCCGTGGGTTCTAGCTGGCAGTCATTCGTAGACGCAGCCATGCTCGATCTAACCACCAACGTACCGGGCCTGCGAGATGTGCGGGAACACCGCTACTCGCCCTATGACCCGGACGAGCTCGTGGCAGAAGTGGGAGAGCGGCACCTGTCCGTCTTCCCTATCGCTGCCCAGGCCCAGGAGGCCACCCCCCTCGTTACTGGGCCGGGTGGTGACCTCATCACCGAGACGTACCGCATCACCTACTGGGAGCACGCCGGCGATGAGTCCTCGAGGGGATCGGACGAGGAAGCGGCAGCCGACCTGTTGACCCTCGCTGAGGACGTAAGGGACCGCTTCTACGCCATAGGGAACCTGCGTCTCGGCGGCTCTGAATACGTCCGGTACATCGGGACGGTACTACCCGAACGCTCGGGGCAGGTGCGGTGGTTCGCCATCGGTGTGACATCTCGTCGCTCTGTCGTAGTGACCTAGGAGGCAGCGTGCGTTACAAGGCGAAGAAGGACGTCCAGGTGGGCGGGAACAACGCGAAAGGCGATGCCGTAGGCCCCATCTCTTTCAAGACCGGTTCATACACGACCACTGATGATGACGAGATCGCGCTGTTGGACTCATGCGCGACTGACCCGGATAACCCTATCGGCTTCGACCCGAAGGAGAGTAGCTAATGCCCTTCACAACGCCCTCTAACCAGTTCATCTGGGGCCTGGCAAAGCAGACCAACGAGGCGACGGTCAACACCACTGAGCAATATGGTCTCCCCGTCTACTCGGGTCGCTCCATGCCGGTGCAGACCACGAACCGCGTCGAAGTCACGGATGCGACTTCCCTAGCTCCCGACCCCTACAAGCAGGGTGATGAACACTGGGAGGCCGATGTGGTCGTCCCCGCATTCGGAGCCCCGCTCCCCAAGATCCTGGTGGGCCTATGGCCTACCGACACCGTGACGGGCACCGGGCCGTTCACCCATACCATGTCTGGCCTCGGTGCTGCCCCACCCTGGTTCACGACGTACAACACCGACCTGCTGGCGGGTGCGGTGGAGGAAACATTTGAGGCCGGCATCCTGTCGGAGTTCTCGATAACGGGTGACGGCACAGGTGGGCCCGCGAGAGTGGGGGCGAAGTACGTAGGCAAGCGCCCAACCATCGCCTCTTACACCAATGCCACCGCACAGGTGGTGGCGACGGACGGCTACTTCACCTTCTCCGGGGCTACCCTCCAATATGAAGTGGACGCAGGAACCCCCGTCACCGAGACGAACATCCAGAGCGTGAACCTAGTGGTATCCCGCCCCGTAACCGCCATCGCAACGGCTGACTCGGTCTCGGTTGGCTACTTGGCCCTCGGTAAGGTCGAGCCCACGATCTCCATGACGCTGTTGATGGACGACCACGAAGCCTACCGGGCCACGTTCTTCGGTGCAGTGGCCGGCTCTACGCCTTCGGCAACTCTGGTCAAGGGTTCGGTGAAGCTGAACCTCGTTCACTCCATCACGGGTACTCACTCTGCATCGTTCACGATGGACTCAGTGATCCTGATGGCAGAACCCCCCCAGCCCGACCCGGCCGCTAGCCCGCTGGCCGTCACGATCAACGGCGTGATTACGAAGCCTGCGTCCGGCGATCATGTGAAGCCCGTGGTAGTGAATGCCATAGCCGCAGCCTCCTAAGAGAGGGCCCAGACGAGGTAGGCACCGAGGGCTGCGAGCGAGCCCCAAATGAGGAGCTTTGCTCCGACATCCCAGATTGTCGTAGGGCCGTTGCCCATGTTCCAGAATGAGCCGCGCCGCTCAGGTGGTGCTGGTGGAAGTTCCATCTTGCCCTCCTAATGAGGGCCCCACGCTACTCCCGATCCCAGCCCGAACGCAAGGTGCTTCTCATCACCTTCGCGGGCAGGAAGGAGCACGATGAACGCCGAGGAAACCCTCGAACGCCTACGTAAGCGGTACGACGTCACCCTGCCCTCAGGGCTGAATGTGACCATCCGCCTGCCCAGGATTCGTGACTGTATCTTCGCCGGCAACGTCCCCATGCCTGTGATGAAACACCTACAGGAGATTGCCACTCAGAATGGCGAAGCTCCCGAACTCACCCCCGAAGAGTCAGCACACATCGCTCGATTCCAGGACGAGATTGTGCTCCGAACCCTCGCAGCCATCGAGGGCGAAGACGTTGAGATGACCCCGGAGGCCGTGGCTGAACTAGACCAGGAAGACTACGACGCGCTCGCGGAGTATGGAACGCGGGCCAAGCCTGTCCCAAAAGCGGGTGCCCCGACGTGAGGGCACTCGCTTCTTTCGCGTCTTCGGACTCCGGTAAGACCTACGGCCGCGTCTGTGAGATGTGGGGTGTAGACCCCGCTGCTTCCCTTGAGGAAGTGGACGACGTGCTTGCGGCTAACCTGCGCCTAGCTCTAGCCGTCTCGATGAACGAGACCCCAACGAACAAGCCCGACCCTGTCGCTAAGACGCGGGAAGCTGGCGCGGCAATCAGGGAGAAAATGGGTGGCTGATCTAGGTTCCTTACTCGGCTCTGCCGGTGTCGGCGGCGCAATCGGTAAGGCCGTTGTCCAGCTTGAGCTTGATACCGCGAAGTATCAGGCCGAGATGAAGGCCGCCCAGGCCCAGACAACTGCCGGCGCTAACTCGATGGGGTCTGGGCTGAGTCAGTTCGGTGGCATCGCAAAGACGGCTTTCCTCGGTGCCGGGGTTGCAGCGGTAGCGTTCGGGGCGTTTGCTGTAAAGGCGGCGATTGAGGCTAACGACGCACATCTCAAGCTGAGTAACACGTTTGAGAACAACAAGCGCCTCTCAGATTCATCGGTTGAAGCATTCGAGCGTCAGGCCGACTCTCTCCGAGACTTGACCGGCGTAGATGATGAGGCGATCACGTCAGGGATGGCGCTGCTTGGGTCGTTCAAGCTCACGGGCCAGCAGGTTCAGGAACTCACACCGCTTGTAGTTGACCTGGCCTCGAAGTACGACATTGACTTGCAAGCCGCGTTCAAGGCGGTCGGTAAGGCTACCCAGGGTTCCGCTGGTGTCCTGTCCCGATACGGCATCGTCCTGGATGAGAGCAAGCTGAAGGCAGATGCATTCGGAACCACCCTTCAGGGTCTCGGGGTTGCTGAGGGCTTCGCGGCTGACCGTGCTGAAGCGGAACCCTGGCGGGTGTTAGGTGCTCAGTTCGAGGAGATTGCCGAACGCATCGGTCAAGACCTGCTCCCAGTTCTGACGGAGTTCGCTGAGGGTGCCATCAAGATCGTAGAAGCTATGGGGCCACTGCTCGACCTGCTGGGCAGGCTAAGTCCCGTTGTGGGCTTGCTCGCCGAGGCATTCTCCAAGCTGATATCCCCACTGGCGACGGTCATCGACCTTCTTGGCGACTTCGAGCCAACCCAAGAGATGGTTAATCTTATGGGCAGCGCCGTTATTGCACTTGAATCGATGAAACAAAAGGCAGCGCTGGCCGCCGCCGCTCAAGGTGAACTTGCAGAGAAAACCGACGAAGTGACTGAGTCTATGCGCGAGCAACTGGACGCCATGCTCGCCCTTGCCGATTCAACGTTTGGTCTTATTACCGCTACCCGCGACAATAGGACCGCTGAGAACGAACTCGCCGCTGCCCATCGACGGGTCAATGAACTAGAACGGGAGGGTAAGGAGGGCACGGCGAAGTACGCCGAGGCCAAGCGCGACCTGCGAGAGAAGTCTCTCGCAGCTGCCGAATCTCAACTCGATCTTGCAAATGCGGCTCGCAGGCTCCAGCAAGAGATAGCGGACGGTAAGACCTCGCGGGCCGATGCGATTGAGGCTATCCGCGATCTCGGCAAGGAGGCCGGCCTAACCGGCAAGGACATCCAAGGACTAGTGGGCGATATCAAGGGCGGGTTGAGGGATGCTCAAGAGACAGCCAACCGCCTAGCCCCTGGTATCGGTAAGTCGATAAGTGAAGGGATAGCTGGCGGTATCACAGCGGGTTCCTCGTCCATCGCGGTGGCCGCATCTCAGGCCGTACAGAAAGCCATCGTCGCAGCCAGAGCTGCCGCCGATGCTAAGTCACCCTCGAAGAAGATGCATGAACTTGGTATCGACATGATGATCGGTCTCGCCAACGGTATCTCCGACGCAGAGCAGAAGGCAATCGACGCGGCACGTAAGGCACTAGAGAAGGTCATCGAGCAGACCTCTTCGGCGCTGGACAAGATTCAGGGCAAGGCGTCGTCGTTCCGCGACACAATTCGGGGTGCGTTCTCAGGGTTCCTCGATATCGGTGGAGCCTTCGGGTCGGCCGAAGAGGGGACACCCCTCTCGGCCATCTTAGCTAATCAGGTGACCGGAGCATCTCACCTTGCGGATGTCTTGGAAGCCCTCAGGCGGCAGGGAGCCTCTAAGGCCACACTCGGGCAAGTTGCGAGTGCCGGCGCGGGACTTGGCGAAGCCTTGCTCCAGGGTGGCCCCTCGCTGATTGATGAGATGAACGCATCGCTGAAGACCATTAGCGAGTTCGCTAATCAGACAGGCAAGGGACTCTCAGAGCACTTCTTCGGAGAGAAGATCGACAAGGTTGAGAAGAAGCTAGACCAACTCCATGAAGACTTACGAGAGTTGAACCGACTCGAGCGTGAGGGACACTCTCACGACATCGTTCTAGATGGTGAGAAGGTGTCAGAGACAACACGCAAGCATCTCATCCGCACCGGTTCTCGTAACCCGGACATCTTCGGTGGCAGGGCCTAGTGCCCGCAATCGTATTTCCGAGGGCGATAGAGCAGGGCGTTGTCGCCCCCGCAGGCCCCAGCCTCCCCACGCTCTCGGTGCAGCTAGGACGCCAGAGCGGCTGGCTACTCGGTGCAGAGGAACTTGGGATCGGGACGATCCTCGGGCCGATCACCACCTGGGTAGATATCACCAGCCGGGTTCGGTCATTGAACATCCGCAGGGGCAGGCAGCACGAACTAAACAGGGTCGAGGCCGGCACCATGTCGGTAACGCTCATCAACCAGGATGGTGCCTTCAACCCCCTGAATGATGGTTCGGTCTATTGGCCCGACATCCGCCCGATGATCCCGATACGGGTACAGGCGACTTTCTCGACGATCACCTACAACCTGTTCAACGGGTTCGCTGAAGCATGGCCGGCCACCTGGGAGGGGGCCGCCGTTCAAGGCAACGACAACGTACAACTCCACGTCGTTGATGCGTTCAAGATCCTGAACCTGGCGCAGGTCTCACTGGCCCGTGGTGCGGAGACCACCACCGACCGCATCAACGCCGTGCTCGACGCGATCAGTTGGCCCTCGAGCCTTCGCAGCATCGACGTGAGTGAGTCCCAGGTGCAGGCCGTCTCGGCAGATGTCAACGCGCTGAGTCATATCCAGGAAGTAGCGGCGAGTGAGGGTGGGCTGTTCTTCATCGCCACGGACGGCATGGCTAAGTTCTTCGAGCGCCAGCACATCACGCTACTCGACCAGGACGATGACACCTGGGGAGACGCCAGCGGGGAGAAGCACTACGCCACCGTCACGACCTCCTACGACGATCAGAACCTATGGAACGAGGTCATCGTCACCGCCCCCGATCTAACCGACCAGGTCGTGGAGGACATCAGTAGCCAGACCATCTTCGGTGGACCGGCCACCGGAGCCACCCGAACCCTGTCGGTATCCACGTTGCTCACGTCCGAAGCCGAGATGCTGGACCGGGCGACGTTCCTACTCGGCGCATACTCCGAACCACATTTCCGCATCGAGTCGATGACCGTGGACAACGGAAGCCTGGATGACTCGCAGTGGCCCAGGCTCTTGCTCCGTGATCTCCACGACCGGGTTCTGGTTCGCAAACGACCCGCCGGCGACATAATCGAGCAACCTAGCTTCATCGAAGGCATCTCTTGGGACATCGGACCCCAACGCTGGCGATTGACCTGGAACCTATCTAGCACGGCCCTCCAACAGGGGCAGTGGCAACTTGGTATCGCCGGGCTGTCTGAGCTCGGTGTAACCACCACCCTCGTAAGCGCCTAAAGGAGTAACAATGGCCTGGACTGCACCACGTACCTGGACCGATGGCGAGCTGGTTACTGCCGCCATTATGAATCCGCACATCCGCGACAACCAGCTAGCAATGGGTCCGCACCTGATCGTCCGCAAGACCATCGATGAATCTGTTACTTCCAGCACCGCATTCCAAGCGGACGATGTGTTGACCCTTCCGGTATCCGCCAATGAGGTCTGGCAGTGGGAGTTGTTCTTACTGGCGACTTCGGACAGCGCGGCTGACATCAAGTTGCGGTGGACATTCCCGGCAGGCGGCACGTTCTCGGCGCAGTCGAATAACAGTAGCGGGGCGGATGTGGTTCAGAGGGTGGGTTGGGCTACGACTACTTCTCCCGCTGTCGAATGGACCGGGACCGCGAACTTCAATACGAGCACGGTAGCCAGCATGATCATCGTTCAGGGGATCTACGTAAACGGTGGGACCGGCGGCAACATGGCCCTCGAATGGGCACAGGCCGCATCGAGTGGCACGCCCACCGTCGTCAAGGCGAACTCGACGCTATGGGCAGTGAAGCTAGCTTAGGAGGATAGATGGCTAGGAACGCCTAGCCCGTTGGTACTCCCGCTGGTATTCACGACGACAGGTCACGCAGATACGAGCCCCGTTGATATCAACCGAGAGGTTGGCTCCAGAGAACGGGTGTCCATTCTTGCAATGGGTTTTCTTCCCGTTCCAGTGACGCTTACCGCTAGGGGTATCGCGGCGGCGGCGGTTCTCCTGTAGCGGGATGGCTTCAAGGTGCTCGGGATTTACACAGGCCCGATTGCGACACAGGTGATCCACTTCGTAACCGTCCGGAATCTCACCGGTATAGAGACGATAGGCAGCGCGGTGCGCGGTACAGGTTTGCTTCGGAGGGCCAGCGTCCCACATGAACACGCCGTAGCCGTTGGCACCCTTTGTACCGGTCCATTCCCAGCACCCCCGGGTAAGGGCCCACTTCGTTGCGAATCGATGTTGCCGGGTCAGCTCGCTGATAGCGCTCATGGCATCAATGGTAACACATGATGCCCAGAATGTAGGAGGTGTATTACCATCGCGGATAACAAAACCATCGACAATGGAGCACTAACTGACTTCACCGCTGCAACGGATGAGATTGGTGGTGTGGACTACCAGTACGTCAAGCTGGTAGACGGCACACCGGATAGCACGGCGAAGATACAGGGCACAGAGGCCAACGGGCTCGAGGTAGACGTCACCCGCCTGCCGTCTCTCGCTGCCGGTACGGCGTTCGCCGGCAAGGTGCAACTGACCGACGGCACATCCGACGCCACGGTGAGGAACCTCGCCGCTAACGATGCGCTGAACGTGGCAATCGTTGATGGTGCGGGCAACCAGGTGACGACCTTCGCCGGCTCCGGCGGCTCAAGTGCTACGGACAACTCGGCCTTTACGGCGGGCACTACGGCAGACACCACGGTGGCGGGTTTCTACCAGTCCACCCCAACGGCGGTGACGGACGGACGCTCTGCGGCTATCGGGATCGACGAGAACCGCCGAGTGAAAGTCTCGGTGGACGCAAGCACCCTAGATCTCGCTCACGGGGTAGCGGATAGTGGGAACCCAGTCAAGGTCGGCCATCGTGTGCAGACCGCACTCCCTACTGCCGAGGTCAACAACGACCGCACCAACTCCATCGCTGACGAATATGGCCGGCAACTCATCTCCCACATCTCGCCAGGGATGCAGGTCTGGAAGTCCTTCAACGCCACGACCACGCAAACGGGCGTGGTGGTGTGGGACCCAGCGGCCGGGAAGAAGATCGCCATTACCAGTATCGAGATCGGAACATATGGCACGACCGCTGCGCGGGTCATCCTGTTCTTCAACACGACCACTACCTATACAGAGGGCACGCATCAGCCGGTGTTCAAGGCTTCCTTCGCCCCCTCTGCGACGGTAAAGCCCGGAGCGGTTCAGTCGTTCTCACCCGTGATCTACTCGGCCACGGCCGACGCCGAACTGCGTATCACGACTGACGCCGGTATCTCCATCGACGTGGTCGTTTACGGCTACGAATTTAGCTAGAGCCAATGCTCCCGACGAACGATAAAGCTGATGGTCTTCTGGCTCACATCGTATGTCTCAGCAAGAACCTGTTGTGTGATGCCCACAGCGTATCGTCGGCGAATGGTCGAGACCTGCTGTGGCGTTAGTTTCGCTCGTCCATTCCGCGCACCCTGATTGCCCCGGCCCTTACGGTTCCGGTCGTGCTGATTCTCAGCCTGGGTTCCGATGAAGAGGTGGCTCGGTCTGACGCAAGGAGGGTTATCGCATTGGTGACAGATGACCATGCCTTCGGGAATCGGAGCGACGTGGAGTTCCCACGATACGCGATGTGCCTTGACGGGCCGCTGGTCCGGTCCTCGCAGGACGCCGTAACCCTCCATATTGTGCGATCCTCGCCAGACCCAGCAGCCGCGTCCCTTCTCCACCTTGGGCCAGAAGCGGTCCTCCAGGGACTTCGGTTTCATCGACGGCCACCGTGGCATGGTGACAGTATACAGGACGAGTTCTGATGTCGCTTAGGATGCGCCGAGGCGGAACGCCAGACTCCCCACCCTCTATCATCTTCGGACCGATCAATGGGGCTCAATCGGTCAGAGATGGGGTGGGGACCAGGACTGTCACATCCCCCGGTGGGGGTGTGTCGTTCAACTCAGCGTCGAACATCAACACGCTGATAACCAATAACCCCTCTAATACGGTCTTCGTCGCATCGGCCACGGGCTTGTATACGAACTTCCGGGGGATCTCCTACAGCAACAAGCATCCGCGCTTCTACTTCCCCGGCGCGGCGTCGTCCTACTCGATCACGGGAGCCGGCTCGCTCAACGAGATCGGGATGAACGGGAACACGAACGGGCTCGAAATCCACGGCGGAACCTGGACGGGCTACGGCACGATGGCCAGCGCATTCGGTAGCTCAATCAATGCGGTGGGGTCATCGATCATCGAGGACGCCGTGTTCACGAACGCCGGTCAGAGCGGGCTAGTGCTGGAGAGTGCCGTTGCCGGGGTGACGAACCTCGTCTCTCATTG